GTCGGGTGGGAGTGCACCACCGCCAGCACTTCGTCAGCCTCGTCCTCAGCCGTGGCGTAGTCGTCCGGGTCAAGGACAAACATCTCGCCGGGGTTGGCTGCCAGGTTGCGGCATGGCTTGAACGCCTGCTCACCGTCCTGCAAGACCAGCAGGCCGCAGACCTCAACATCAGGCGTTGCCTTGGCGTGCTCAAGTGCCGCCGCTTTCCAGTCGTTCGTCATGAAAAAAGCTGTCCAACTCCAGGGAAACCACCGAACGGCAACCGCTCAGTGCCGCCGAACCTCAGCTTGCACGCGTCAACGCGCTTGTTGCACTGATCCTCGCCGGCGGTCCAGGTGGGGATGTTGGTGTCGGTGTAAAACTGCGTTCCGCGCACGTTGCCGCTGGTGCTGCCGCTCAAGGCGCTGGTGACCGTGAACGTGTTGGCCGTGACTGATCGCACCTTGTAGTGACCGTCCAGGAGCGCGCCGCTGGTGACGTCGAGATAGATGTAGTTGCCAGCCACCAGGCCGTGGCTTGTCTTGGTGACCGTGACGGTGGTGCCGCTGCGCGTGTACGTGCCGTTGGTGAACGATGCCTCAGGCGTGAACCCGCACTCGGCGCCCTTGTAAGCCCACTGGCACCACGACATGCACAACCGCTTCGGCGCACGCACGCCGGCCAGGTCGAACGCTGCCGCGCACTCGTACTCCACCACCTCGCGGTTCTCGTTGGCCTTGCGGTCCAGCCAGTACACCTCCCGCGGGAACTCAGCGGTCGCGTCTGGCGTGCCGAGCGTGTTGGTCCCGCCGGGGAAGTTGGCGCCATCCAGGTAGCGCGCAAGCGTGCGGATCCGGGTCAACCTGGCCCCGTCCAAGCTTTTGCGGGTCGTGCTCTGGATGATGGCCGTGATGTTGCCCAGCACGTTTGACGCGCGCAGTGTCGGCCGTGGCAGCTGCCCGCCGCCGTTCCACTCGAAACCCTCGGCCTCGATCGGGAACCGCTGGTATGTGTTGCCAGCCCAGATGATGCTGTTGTTGAGGTTCAGGCCGACACCGGAATGGAACCGCAGCACGTCGGCGCTGCCGTGCTTGCCGGTGAACAGCTCCAGCGTGAAGAGCTCGATGATCGCCGACGGCGAGGCCTTCTGCAGTTCTGAGAATGGAACGCTCATGCCGGCACCTGGCGGAAGGTCAGAGTGAAGTCATTCACCGCACAGCTCAGCGTCGCCTGCCACTCATCGCAGACGTACTTCCCGGCGCTGCCGCGTGGTGGGGTCCAGTCAAACGCCTCGACGCCACCGCGCGCCTCGAGGAACTGCAGGATCGCCTCCCGCTGCGCATCGGTCTGGTTCCTGAAGGGGAGCTCCCAGGTTTTGAAGTCGCGGTTCAGGCCCCAGCCGACGCGGTGCTCGTAGCCATCGCCGAACGTCGCCACCTTCTTGCGTGGCTTGCTCTTCTCCACTGCCTGCCGGCTTGGGATCCAGGTGAAGGTGGCCATCAGTTCCTCCGGTTCAAGATGCCGCCGGGCCGCGACTGCCGCACCAGCTCAGCCTGCACAACGCCCGACACCACTTGCGCCAGCTCGCGGCCGCTGCCTTGGTCGCCCTGCACGCTGCGATTGCCGCTGGCATCGACATAGATCTTGATGTTGTTGGTCCCGCCGCCGCTGCCGCCGGTGGCCGTAACGCCGAGCTTGCCATCGCGGCCGCGACGCAACGGGATAATCGCCTCGGGGCCGGCTTCGCCCATCAGACCCATGCCGGGCACGCCGCCGTTGGCGTAGCGGAACAGCGTGGGACTGGTGACGATGCCGCCCATGGCGAAAGGCTGAAGACCATCGCGGCCGTTAACGCCGCCGATGGCCCGCACAACGCCCGGCACCACCTGCGCCAGCTCGCGGCTGCTGCTCTGGCCGCCTTGCGCGCTGCTGCCGCTGGCGTCCACGTTGATCGTGATGTTGTTGGTCCCACCGCCACCACCACCGCCGCCACCGCCGCCGCCCCCGGTGACCATCACGCCGAGGTTGCCGTCACTGCCGCGACGCACCGGCAGCACCGCTTCGGTCCCGTGGAGCAGCGCCTGATACCCGCTGGTGGGGCCTGACAGGACGTTGCCCTTGGCGGAGCCGCCAGGGGGGCCGATAACGCCGCCGATCGTGCCAGCGATCCCGGCAAAGCCGCTGGTGACACTGCCTGCTGCACTGGAGACCACCGACGCGGCCGCGCCGCCACCGCCACCGATCCCGCCAATGGCGTTCAGGATGCTCCGCAGCACCAGCTGCTGGATGATCACCCGCGCCGTGTCGGCCAGCATCTGCGCGGCAAACTGCTTGAAGTTGGCGGTGCCGGTGGTCGCCAGCTGCACCAGCGCTTCCTCCACCCCTTGGATGCCTTGCGTCGCCAGCTGTGCCGTGGCCTCACGCATGGTGCCGATCGAATCGACGTATTGCTGTGCGCCCTCCCGGATGCCCAGGCCGATCCGGTCGTCCTGCCGGAACCGCATGGCGTCGTTGAAGGCAATCTGCGCCTTCGCGGCTGCGTCGATCTGGAGCGTGAGGTTGGCGTAGTCGGTGCCCATGCTCTGCAGGGTCTGGCGCAGCGTCTCGGCTTCCTGCGTGCTGCCCTTGCCGGTCTTGTCCAACAGCGCCAGCGCATCGCTCACGCCTTGCACCTTCGACCCGTAGAGCTGCTGCGCCTCCGCCTTGCGCACCGCCGCGTCGATCAGCTCCGGCCGTGCACCTTCCAGCTCCAGCGCATTGCGTGCCGCGGTCACCTCGTTTGACCTGATGATCGCCTCGGTCTGCTCCCGGAATTCGCTGCCATAGTCCTGCAGGAACCCGCTGTTGATCAGCTGCCGCAACTTGCCTGCCTGCTCCACCGCCCCTTTCGATGCCTCCTGCGCTGCCCTCAGCTCCAGCTCAGCGGACTGCACCTCACCGCGAGCACCCACCAGGCCGGGGCCGGTGGTGTCGAGGTACGGCTGGGTGGGTTGTGCGGGGGATGGGGTGGTGGAGCTGGGGCTGCCTCCGCCAAAGAACCTGCGCTGCGCTTCGCGGCGGTGCGGCTCCATCCTGGCTACGCCGCTTTGAGGGCTGGTGCCGAACGCATCTTGGCCGGAAAGGCTGGCCTTTGGGTTGCCTCCCAGTACCGTTCGATAAAGGGTCAGCAGGTCGGCGCCCTTGGTGGACATGCCGACATTGGCGAAGCGATCCTGGAAGTAGCGGACCACCGGCCCCTGCACTTGCTCCTCAAAGCTCTGGCCGCCGTGCGCGCCATACTGCCGCCGTTCGTTTGGCCCGAACTGAATCAGGCCCATGTAATTGCCGCCAGCACCGCCCCGCTTCGAAGTGCTGTAGGTGCCGCCGGTCTCAAACCCGATGATTGTGGCAAGGTCTAACGGTGAAACACCGAGCTTGTCCGCTGCGGCCACCAAGGCGCGACCTTGGCTGCCGGTGGCTCCCCCGCGTGGCGCGGCAGGTGCAGGAGCAGCCGCTGCGGCACTCGCACGGGTAGTGGTTGGGGCAACTGGCGCGGGCGCCACTGACGGGCGCACAAAGTAACCGCCACGTTTGAACTCGTCGAGATCCGGATAGTTTCCGGCCACAAGGCCGCGCTTGCGGGACTGGTGGAACACGTTGCCATCGCCTGTATAAACGCCAACGTGCGGGGTATCGCCTGGCTTCCCTGTCGCCACGATGTCGCCGGGCTGAAGCTGGCTCCAATCGCGCATCGTCTTTCCGGCGTTGCGCACCGTGTCCGCCCAGGCCGTCACCCCTGGCAGCGACACGCCAAGCGATCTGTAGAAGGCCTTCACCGATTCGGAGCACATATCCGCAACGCCTGTAAACCGCGCCGCTTCGGTAGTTGCCCTTCTGATCTGGTCGCTGTTGAACGCTCCGCCACCACCAGTCCCCCCACCCATCTGCCCGATCGCCGCCTGCGCCGCCGCATAAGCCTGCCCCGATGCGCGCTCCATCGCGGCGGACCGCTGCGCGACCCGTTCGTTCTCGCGTGCGGCATTGAGCTGCTGCTCCCGCTGGACCTGCTGCTCAGCAGCATCCCTCACGCCCGACTCGTTGGCGCGGATGTCGCGGAAGAACCCTGCGATCTGGCCCCGTGCCGTGCGCTCGGCGCCGACCACAGAATTGACCCACAGGTCCTGCTGCTTGTTGATCAGCTGCTCTTCATATTCGTACCGCTTGCGGATCGCATCCATCGCCAGCCGGTTCGTGGTCGCGTCCAGGTTCTGCCGCACCTTCGCGTTTGCCTCCATCAGGCTCCGCTCCAGGTCGGCGCTGGCCTTGGCGGTTTGTGCTGCGATCTCGGCCGCGCGCTTGGCAAGTTGCTCGGCTTCGCGGGCGGCTTTGTCGGCTTCGGTGTTGGCCTTCTCGCCGCCGTTGAGCACCTGGTTGACCTGCTCGGTCACGCCGGGATCCTCGACCTTCGGCGGTGGCTTGATCTGCGTCCCAGGCAAATCAGCAGGCGCCGCTGGCCTGTCTTTCTCGGCGGCAGCAGCAGCTTGCCGCCGCAGGTAATCCCTGATCCCCTGTTCCTTTAACTTCTGGAACTCTTCGTTTCGCTTGAACGGATCCTTCGGCTGACGTGTTTGCGCCATCGCTGCCGCGTCGTTCTCGATCTGCCGAAGCGTGTCAGCACTGGGCGCCTTGCCGCCTGCCTGCCGCCGCAGCGTCTCGGTCTGCAAAATATCACCTGCAGCGTTGATATTTTTGACGGCGTTAGCGCGGAACGGGTTTAGCCCATTGATCCGGTCAAACGCTTCTTTTGCCTCGCCTGACGTAAGCAAGTTGATCAGCCCGGTCGTTGCCTTGATGGCCTCGGTGATGCCAGGCAGAAACTCCCGGCCGATCGTGGCGGATAGCGTCTTCCAGGCGTTGTTGAACTGCGTCAACGGGTCGATGGCCTTTTCGGCCGCGTCGGCAGATTGGCCGGTCTTGATGCGCTGGTTCTCAAGGAATCCGTTGTACCTGCTTAGCTGGTCGTTGGTGAGCGCCACCACGGCCTTGAACCCGTCGATGTCGCTGAACAGAATCGAAAGCGCGTTGCTGTTGCCCTTGGTCTTCTCCTGCACATCCTGCAGGAAGCCGCCCAGACCTTTGGCCGCCAGCGCCGAGGCGTTGAACTCCAGGCCCAGCGCTTCGGCCAGGTTCCTCGCCTCGTCCGTTGGCTTGAGGATCGACTTGATGGTCTGGTTCAGGCCGGCGAACGTGGATTCAGCCGGCACACCTTGAGCCGTCAGCGCGCTGATGCCTGCGTTCAGCTCGTCCAGGCCGATGCCTGCTGCTGCTGCGGTCGGCACCAGCCGGCCGATGCTCTGCGCGTACTGGCCGACGACAATCTTTCCGTCGTTCTGCGTCTGGATCATCATGTCGATGACCTGCGCCGCGTACTCCGCGCCCTTGCCGTAGCCGTTCAGGATTGACGTGGTGGCATCCGCCACGGTCTTGATGTCACTGAAGCCGCCGACTGCCCCGCGCGTGGATGCCTCCAGGATTGCCGTGACGTCCGCCGTTTTGCTGAACCCGCTGCTGAGGATCTCGTAAGCCGCTGCGCCGGCCTCCGCCTCGCTGGTTAGGAACCCTTGCTCGCGCACCAGGTCGCGAATGGTCTTAGTAAGCGCCTCAGAGTCCGACGTCAGCGTGCTGATCGCCCTCCCCTGCGCCGCAATATCCCTCGCGTTCCCGATCCCCGCGCCGATCGTTGCTGCGCCAGCCGTGAGCGCTGCTGCTGCTGCAATGCCACCAGGCCCGCCAGCAGCCGCGAGCGCCCCGCCAGCAGCGCCGACGCCAGATTGAAGGCCGCCGCCGGTGGCCAATGAGCTGGCGATGCCGGCGCCCAGGCCCTCGAACGCAGGCGGCGCCACCTTCGCCGCCGAGGTCTGCATCGTCGCGGCTTCCTTCGCCGCCGAGGTCTGCAGCGTCGCAGACTTGAGGCGCTTCTCGTAGGCCTCGATGTCGCGCGTCAGCCGCTGGAAGCTCTTGCTGTTGATCTCGTGCTGGTCCCGCAGTCCCCGCAGCGCTGAAATGCTGTTGCGGATCCCGCTGATTGAATTGCTGTTGGCGGCCGCAAACTTCTTGGTGGTCAGCTCCAGGCCCAGCAGCTGCCGGTTCGTGAGCTCACTGCCGCCAGCCAGCTGCTGCAGTGCCGTCTTCGTCTGGTTGATGCCAGACACGCCACTGACGTTTGCCGTCAGCTTGATGGCAGCATCCAGGTTCAGACTCACGCCGCTGCCTCCTCTGCCCACAGCTTAAGAATGGTGGCCTCGATCACCTTCAGGCCGTCGAACATCTCGCGTTCGTCCTCCACTTCCTGCACCTTGAACAGCCACTGCAGCACCCCGTAATCCAGGCCGACAGGGCCAGCAGCACCGACCCGCCACTGGGTCTGAAGGTGCTCCATGAAGAAGCACCAGGTTGCCCAGTTCTCCGGCCACACCTCACACTTCCCCGCGCCAGGGTCAGCGGCCACGGCTGCATCGTCCTCGAGGATGATGTTGAGCCGGGCCGCCTGCTCCCGGAGCTCGCGTTCGTTCTTGTCGGTGATCTGGTCGCTCTTGCCGCCGCTTGCCCAGTACTCAGCGACGGCGATCAGTTTCCCCGGATCGCGCCTCTGAGCGAGTCGTTATAGGCCGTCATGATGCAGCTCCCCATCATCGGGATGGCCAACAGCCGATCCCGTGCTTCCTCGCTGAATGGCACCTCGGCGCCATCCTGGTCGGTGATCCCCTTCCAGCCGATCAGCACCAGGGCCGCCGCTTCCACGTCGTTTGCACCCGACAGCCGGTCCTGCGCATCCTTGGGGGAAAGCGGCAGGAACTCGGCGTCGAACGTCATCTTCTGGCGCTGGCCGCCATCAATGGGTGCGTGGTACTCAACCGGCCACTTGTAGGAAGTGGGGGCCTTGAGAACGAACGTCATTCAGGGTTCAGATCAGGTATAGACCAGGGTGTATTCATCGCTGCCGGCGCCAGAGGGAGGCGCGGTGAATGGCAGCGACAGCATCTCCCGGCCGTTGCGTTCAGAATATGCAGGTGCGCCCAGGTCCAACTGCGGGATGTTGACCGTGACGATGTTGCCGGGGCTGCCGACGTTCTGCACCAGCTGGCCGGTGGTGGTGCCCAGCGACAACGCCTGAGCGAAGAAGTCCTTCGTGCCAAGTGCCGGGGCCTCGATCACAAAGTTGCCGGAGCTCCTGCGGTCGATGATTTCGATCTGGTTGGTGCAGCTGATCAGCTCGTCGTAGTTCATCTCATTCCCCTGCTGCAGGTTGAACGAGGCCAGGCAGTTGGTGTGGCCGGCAACGGCAAACGTCGTGAACGTGTCGGCGAACGGCCGCACCGGAGACTGTGCGCCAAAGGTGGCAGCAGGCGGCGCCACAGCAGTCGGGGCGTTGTATAGGCCCCAGACGGTGAACTCCAGGTAGGGGAAGCTGCGCACCTCTCCGACGATGTTCATCGTGCCGCGACAGCCGGTCATGCGGTGGTTGTTGCCGTCAATGTTGAACTCGATCGTGCAGCTGCTCAGGCTGGTGGTCGCCGGCGCATAGGTCACCGACGTGGTGCCGGCGACGGTCTCAGAGTGCGCGCAGGCCTTCAGAATCGGGCCGTAACGCGGTGCGGTGCCAGCGGTGCCGCTGCCGGCCAGTTCCACCTGGAAGGTGATGGAGACGTACTTGTTCACCAGCTCGGTGGTAAAACCACCGAAGAACGGCCGCAGCTGCTCACGCTCGATGCTGTCAGCCACCAGCGGCTGGAAGTCAGGCCGCACGCGCACCATCACTGCGCTGGTTGCGGAGAGCGCTGCAGCGGTGCCGTAGGTCGTTTCAGACGCTGCCCTCAGCAGCATTCGGCGGCTCAGGAGCGACATCGGGAGAAGAAGGAGGAGGAACGTCTGCAGCAGGCTTAACAGGAGACGTCATCGAAACCAGGACGCGCTTACCTTTGCGCACCTCGAAGGTGCCGCCATGGCCTGCGAACTCGTCGTTGAAGTCGATCATCTGCTATTGATCCGCTACTCCGACAGGCTATGGACCCTGTTTCGGTAGAGGACCTGATACTCAGCCACCATCCAGCCGGCCTGCGTGTCGCCTTCCTCTATCTCTGGTGTCCACCCCTGATAGATGACGTCGGTCGCAATGCCCCCCAGGCTCCGGTCGGCCATCATCCGCAGATGCACCTCGGCGCAGATCGGGTCGGCGATCTGATCAGGCACCGCGCCGCGCACGTAGACCGCAATGGCAACCGCCAGCCGGTGGTCTGTGCGCTC